GCTGAATTAACAAAGTCTCAAGACGCAATTAGATTTGGAATTGATAATAAACCAAATGTTCAACAAATTGAAGCATTAAGAGTTTTGTGCATCAACATACTTCAACCTATTAGAGATCATTTTAAAATGCCTTTATCCGTGAGTTCTGGTTACAGATCTGTAGCACTTTGTGAGGCAATTGGCTCTTCGCGCACGAGCCAGCACGCGCGCGGGGAAGCAGCAGACTTTGAGATATTTGGCGTACATAATAAAGAAGTAAGCGATTGGATTGTACAAAATCTTGATTACGATCAATGTATATTAGAATTTTGGACTCCCAATGATCCTAACTCCGGATGGATTCATTGTAGTTACACATTGGAAAGACAAAATAGAAAAGAATATTTGCAAGCTCAAAAAATAAATGGTAAAGTTGTTTATTCAGAATTATGCCCATAGCTAGAACAGGAATGCGACAACAAATTGAGGGAAAACTTAGAGGTGCAAAACCTACAAGAGCTATGTTAGCTTATAAAAAACAACAGAGATTTAAGAAAAAAACCACTAGGTTATAGACTAAAACATCTCTAAATGTTAATATAATCCTGATTATAATCATCAGGAGCCTATGACTAAACTATGTCCTAGAGGCAAAGCGGCCGCTAAAAGAAAGTTTAAGGTTTATCCTTCAGCTTATGCAAACGCTTACGCTTCAAAAATATGCGCAGGTAAAATTAAAGACCCATCGGGTGTAAAGAGAAAAGATTTCAGAGGACCAAAACCAATGGCTCAGGGTGACATGGTTAAGGTTAAAAAATACAATAGTGGAGCTATTACACAATCAAGCCCAGAACAACTTGGGCCAAAGTTACCAGAGAAAAAAGATAGATTTTTAAGAGGTGTTTCACCTTACATAGAAAAATCAGGTTCAGCTGTAGCCGGTACACAAGCTGGAGAAGAAAAATTAAGAGGCGGTGTTGGTTTTGATACAAAAATAGGTAATATTGGTTTAGGAGTAGGAAAAACAACACGTAATCAACCTGGGTATCCTGATTTTCAAGAAAAAAATATAGATTTAAATTACACTAAAAATATTCCAATAGGTGAAAGAACTAATTTTAATATTTCTGGTGGAGTTGGTCGTTCAAAAAGTGAGTATAAAGGTTATGATGAAAGCAAAAGAGAACAAGACACTTATCAAATCGGAGCAAGAATAGATTATCGTTTTGGTCAAGGTAAAAAATCAGGCGACATGATTAAGGTTAAAGAAAATATTCAACATGTAAAAGGTGGTAATAGTTTTGCTAACTATCAACAATATGTTGAGGAACTTATCAAATGAGCCAAGGTTTAGATAAGTGGTTTAAAGAAAAATGGGTGGACATTGGCGCACCTAAAAAAGGGGGAGGTTATAAGGAATGTGGGCGAAAATCAGCAAATGGTTCCGAAAGAGCTTACCCAAAATGTGTACCAGCAGCCAAAGCTGCTAGTATGACAGAGAGCCAAAGGAGATCAGCAGTCGCCAGAAAAAGAGCTGCAGGTAATGTTGGACCTAAACCAACAAATGTTAAAACTATAAAAGCAAGTGAGGGAAAAATGTTAAAAGGAAAACAAAAAAAACTAGATGTTAACAAAGACGGAAAAATATCTGGTGATGATTTTGCAATGCTTAGAAAAAGTAAAAATGTAAGAATGCAAAAAAAAGATGCTATGGGCGAAGAACCAGAAGCTATGATGGGTGGTGGAATGTATGGGGATCCACGAATGCTTAGAAGAGGCGGAATGGCTAGAGGTCAAAAACCTATTCAAATCAAAAAAGTACCATTTAGAGGAATATTTTAATGAGTAAATATTCTAAAATGTTATTTATGAAAGATGGAAGCAACGTCATGGTAAAGACGGCTGCTGTTGGTATGTTCGCTAAACTTTTAGGATTAGGTGCTAGAAGAGGGGTTGAAATGTTAACTCCTTCAAAAAAATATATTCAAGCAGGAGCTGAAAAAGCTGCTAAACCTGAAAAATTTAAAAAAGCAACAGAAGCTTATGAAAAAGGTCACAAAGAAATGTTGAATGATTTAAAATTGAAAGACTTTGAATAATGGCTACTTCAGGCACTACAACATTTAATTTAGATATATCTGAAATTATTGATGAAGCATATGAACGATGTGGTTCTTCAACTACATCTGGATATTCTTTAAAAAGTGCAAGAAGATCTTTAAATTTGTTGATGTCAGAATGGGGTAACAGAGGAGTGCATCTTTGGAAAGTAGAATTAAAAGTTCAAGAACTAACAGCTGGAACGAGTGAGTATGCAACACCATCAGATTGTAATGATGTTTTAGAAGCATATATTTCAACTTCTTCTGGCACAACGTCCAATACCAATGATGTTAGTTTAGATAAAATTGATAGATCTGCGTACGCTGATTTACCTAATAAAGGTCAAACAGGTCAGCCGTCACAGTACTACATTGATAGACAAATAACACCTTTGCTTTATTTATATTTAACTCCAGATAAAGTCACGTACACTCACGTGAAATATTATTATATGCAACGTATTCAAGACGCTGGAGCATATACAAATAATCCAGATGTTCCTTTTAGATTTTTACCATGTATGTGTTCTGGACTTGCTTATTATTTGTCCATGAAAGTTAATCCTAAAATGACAGAGTCATTACGATTATATTATGAAGACGATCTATTAAGAGCTCTTCAAGAAGATGGTCAACGAACGTCGACCTATATAACACCACAAACATACTATCCAAATTATTCATAATGGGTTTCTCTAGAGGTAAATATTCGCAGGCTATATCCGATAGAACAGGACAAGCTTTTCCATATACAGAAATGGTAAAAGAATGGACTAATGCTTTAGTTCATATATCTGAATATGAACCCAAACATCCACAATTAGATCCAAGACATCATAAAGCTGATGATGTTGCTTTAAAAAATACAAGACCACAGGATTTTACATTAATCTCTGGTGGTAATGGTGAAGCGACTGCGAATTTAAATTTACCAGGAGAATTTGCTTTTAATTCATCAGGTATGATTCCTGATAATCCAACATTTCAAAACTCTCAAAGAGAATTTGGAGTTTATGTTGGAAATGTAAGGGTTGTGATATCATAATGGGTATTTCTTATTCCGCATTTTTAACACAAATTAGAAATTATACTGAAGTTGATTCAACTGTTCTTACAGATAATATCATAGCACAATTTTTAAGAAATGTTGAACTAGATGTTGCTAATAAAGTTGATTATGACGATTTACGAAAATATTTTACATCAACATTAACTGTAAATAATAAATTTGCAACTATGCCTGCTGATACGAAAGTTGTTAGGGGGGTTTTTGTAGCCACAACGGTAGGTGGTTCGTTATCTTCTGGAACTGTTGTATATGCAGAGAAAAGAGATCAATCTTTTATAAGAGAATTTAATAATACAGGTGCAACAGGACTACCAAAATACTGGGCAAACTATGATGATTTTACAATAATGGTGGCACCGACTCCTGATGTTGCTTATCCTATTGAAGTTGAAATAATTAGAGAAGCACCAAGTTTTACTTCAACAAACAATACATATTTATCGACGTATGAACAAAACCTTTTATTGTATGGAGTTTTAACAGAGGCTTTTTCTTACCTTAAAGGTCCAATGGATCTATACAATTTAAATAAAACAAAGTATGATGAAGAATTACAAGCTTTTGCGTTAATACAAATGGGTAGAAGACGTAGAGGTGAGTACGACGACGGTGTGCCTAGAATTCAAATCAATTCGCCGCCACCTAATACAACTTTATAAGGAGCTTACAATGGCAATTACGACTAATGCGATAGCAAATTCTTTTAAAAAAGAAATATTACAAGCAACACATAATTTTAACACCGCACCAACTGGTGGACAAAAATTCAAACTTGCAATGTATACTACAAACGCAACTTTAGGTGCTTCAACAACATCATTTACTACAGGAGGACAAGTTACTTCTCCAGCTGGATATTCTTCTGGCGGAAAACTACTTGTGAACAATGGTGTTATTATGTCTTCTGCAGTGGCTGCAGTAGACTTTGCTGACTTATCATTTACCAACGTTACGCTTACCGCTCGAGGAGCGTTGATCTATAATACATCAGCTACCAACAAAGCAGTTTGCGTACTTGATTTTGGCGGAAACAAAACTGCAACTGCTGGAACTTTTACAATTCAGTTTCCTGCATTTACAACTTCAGCTGCAATTATAAGAATTGGTAACGCGTAAATTTTAAGGAGGGCCAAGTGGCAGATATTATATTCTACATATCACCACTTGGTGCTCACAGCATGTTAAGGAATTAACATGGCTGACGAAACAGTAATCGTAACATCACCTGGTATAACTCCTTGGGGTATAGGATATTATGGTGTTGGTGATTT